GCAAAATCCTATATCGCTCATCCAATGTTCCAGCCTGGTATCCAAGATTATAATCTTCCATGTCATCATCGTCCAAGAAGCTGTCGTCGTCAAACATATCTTCATCGATAGCATCTAAAACTGGCAAAAGATAGCCACCACCACGAAGGTAGTCGTCTCCACCATCGATAAAGGATTTACCACACTTACACTTTACAAAGTCATGCCTATGCTTAGACTCTATGATGTCCTCACACTCTAAACACTGGCCCCTACTCATACCACTACTTCGCTATCTAAAAACCGTCTTTTTCCAAAGACTCTTGGTATGCTTCTTCTGAGTAGTCTATCTTTATTGGAATTATAATTTCTTTAATTTTAGATAGTGTGATGGCTTCGCCACCTCTTCCAGACTCCATGGCCCACTTGATGTGGGTATCTAGAATAAACTGTATTCTTGACTGCTCAGCTGAAATTCCCTCAGAGAACTTCTCTGGATCCTGCTCTAGCAGGTTAGCAGCCTCATAGCCAGTGTCATAGCCATCGTTCCAGCCATCCTGGTATGAGCTAAGTACTTCTTGCTTTATTAGCTTCTTTATTTTTTTTATTCCCATAAATATATTTTATACTAAAGGAAGCAGGTTGTCAAGGCTTTTTGGGAAACTGAGAGATCCAATAAACAGTCTTATCAGTCATTCCTGCCCAGGCTGACCAGTTCTTTCCACCATCAGACATCTGATATGCAATCTCAGCATTACGAACAGGGTCAAAAAGATCCCTGCTTGACTCTAGGTCATACTTTTCTAGCCTAGCAGGACCTAGACTGCCAATCATATTAATCTGGAATAGTCCATAGGAGTTGTCCCCCGTATCACTGTTTTTATTATGTGATCTTGGCCTGCCAGTAGATTCCTTCATGGCTACCGCCCAAGCCTGGACCAATGCCTCTCCATGAAATCCAACGCTAGATAACATATCCCTCAAATCTACTGGAGAAAGCTGTTCATTTCTGGCATAGTCTTTTTTTTCAACCTCAACAATCTTGACACTCTCAAGCCTTGTAAAGCTAGGTGATACAGCCTCTGACGATATGCTCAAGTTTTGAGTATTGCTAGTATTATCTAGCATGGTTAGGCTAGTGATAACCATAAAAGCTATTCCAAGCAAAGAGTACGTGATAATTTTTTTAACAGGCTTATCGCCTTCTACTTTATTAAACATAACGTTAATTGTACACACAAAACAACAACCTGTCAAGAGCTTGACATTATCACCAAGTTTTGCTATTATGTAGCTATGAAAGAATATGATAAAGAAAAAGTGCTGTTTGTAGAGGGTGCTAAAGAAGACCTTCAAATATTCCTTGCCACTGCTGGCAGAGATACTACAGAAAAAGAATTAGAGGCTTGGCAAGTTGGTTACTTAGCTGGTGTCAATCGAGCGATGGGGATCCGTGGTGTCTAGGCAGCATAGGCGCAAGGCTGTACGAGAAACCAAAGTCCTTGTAGAGAAAGCAAAGAAAGCTATGGCTATTTGGATGACTAGCCTTGAAGAGATTCCAACAGAAAAAGAAGTTCGTGCATGGCAGGCTGGGTATGTTGCAGGGGTAAATCAACATGACAACTAACTTCCAAGCTGAGTCCACTATATCTGGCAACAAGTTTGAGGATATAGTTTTGAACGATTTAAAAAGAATGGGCTTTAAGAATATTCAAAAAAGAATAGTCCTAGAAGATCTTGGAATTGAAGCTGACTTTGGTCACAAGAGCTATGCTGGCAATCAGGTTTATGTTGAAGCAAAGGGTGGCGAAGCTGGCTACAAGAAAAGACCAGGGGCCAGAAGAACTGACAGTGTAAAAAAAGCAATAGCAAATGGAGCCTTAATTAAGTCGCAGTATCCAGATGCTCAGTTTGTTATATATTTTTCCGAACTCCCCAAGCATGGCAGCTTTTCTCATAAGATGATTAAGAATGCCATTATTGCTGGCTATGTAGATGCGGTTAGGTATCTAATTAATCTCAAGTAAGCTTACCACTCTGAGTCAGGGCACTTGGAATGTGGTATATAATATTACTATGACTCAAAAAGAGATTCTTGAAATTAACCTGCAGCGCTCTGATGTCACAGAGGAAATCCCAGCAGAGATTGATAAAATTTTATCGGAAGATCCAGAAATCATTTATACTAAATTAAATTATGAGGATGATTCAAATCTTATAAAGAGCATAGTTAGCTCTAGTCAGCCAATAGCATCCCCATTTTTCTTGGCACTTCGTGATGGCAAGGTATTTAATTCGTTTACGAATCCAAGCCTTATAACTAATTCAGATATCTAATCTATTGCCACAAAGGGCAACTAAATAACTTCTGGCTCTTGACAGTGTAAACAAAAATAATTGTAGCCCTTTTCCTTTGGACCACCCAAGACAAGCTTATCTTCACGGGCTAGGAATATCTCATTACTGGTTGGCATACCATACCAAATTGGCACAAGGCCAGACTGACTACAAATCGAACATATCATGTATTAATTTTAGCATACATGCTAGGATTATGTGCTAGATTTGTGGCAAATTGATAATAAATTTTATAATAGTGATAAAATGTTATTATGACTATACATTCCCTAACCACACTTAGTAGCTCAACTGCTACTCGCCTAACTCCTCCTGGACTTCACTCTGGGATGGACATTACCATTCAAAATGTTCACGAATCTGCTACCGTTTATGTTGGTGGAGAAGGTGTTACTTCCTCTAACTACGGATACCGCCTTCTAGCTGGTAACGCCATCTCATTTGAACTTCCAGGAAGGGATGCCCTTTATGCAATCACATCTACCAACAACTCTCAGGTTGCTATCATTAAGACAAATCTGGAAGCTGGTAACTAGTGGCTAGGTTTAGTGGCAGCTCTGGTAGTGGAGAAGGTACCGTAGGACCACAAGGGCCTGCAGGTGCTGACGGTGCAGACGGAGCTGATGGTGCTGACGCTCGCTGGAGCTTTGAAGGCGAATGGGTAAATGGAGTTGACTATGCTCCTGGATCTGTAGTCCAGCTTGAAGGATCATCTTACTACCACCCAGATGGTCAGTTTTCTTCATATGCCCCTCCAGGATATGGTTGGCTCTTGGTGTCTGCCAAGGGTGCAGATGGAGCAGACGGTGCCGATGGTACTAACGGTAGCCCAGGACTTGTCTATTTAGGTAACTATGTTTCAGGCAACGGATACCTTGCAAACGTTGCTGTTGTAAAGGGAAGCGATGACAATCTGTACATTGCAACATCAAGCGGTGGACTAAGCGATCCAGTTGGAAATAGTGCAGAGTGGAGCATCTTCCTACCAAAGGGTGCCCCAGGTGCTGATGGAGAAGATGCAGTTCTTCCACAGGATTTGTCAACAACAGACAGCCCAACATTTAGCAAGATCATACTTACAAACAACGGCACAATAGACAATATAACAATTGGCGATGATGTACTCCTCGGTGACGGAAATGTTGCAAACCACCTAGTAATTGTTGGAAATCAAGATGCAACGCAGGGTGGTATTGTTCTTGGTAATAATAAAACTGAACAGGTTTCATCAGATGGATCTAATTTAAATCTTGAAGCAGACAATGATATTATTCTTTACCCAGGAAGTTCATATGCCTATGTTGGTACACCGACTGTTGGTGGGGAAACAAGAATTGCTACACGTGGAGATCTTAGTGCTGCATCAACTACATTGTTTGAATCAGTTAGATACACTCCAACATTTACCGCAACTGGTTTAACATTTACTGGAACAGGTGCAACTCATCCTACCTATAACTCTTACTATGTCAAGGCAGGTAAATTAGTTAGCTTTGTTATTGAGGTTGACCTATCTACCGTGACAAATTTCGGAACTGGACAGTACAAACTACAGCTTCCGTTTACTCCAGCGGTTGGATTTAACCACTTTACTGGTTGGGCCTGGGCTGACCCAGATGTGGACCCAGATACTGGAACTGGGCACACAATTATTAATGCTGATACTGCAGGAGTCACTGACGTTCTAGATTTGCACTACCTTAAGTCAGCAGGTGGTGCTAATGCTCCAATTAGAGAGGGCCTATTTGTCCAGGGTACACCAGTAACACTGTCAACCATTAGCAAAATTTACATTAACGGTACTTACATAGCTGCTTAACGGAGGCAACGCCTTATGGATAATCCTAATGAAATAGATATGGATATCTCCAAAAATATCGACGGTATCGATCCAATGACCGTTGAATTAATTAGAATGTCTGAAAGAATTAAGCTTTTCTCTAAGCTTCGTAATCTTATTTATGAAAAGCAATATGAGAATGACCATGTTGCTGAAGAAGTACTTGGCTGGGCATACGAAAGATTATCTGATTAGCCCTACCCCTTGATTTTTACCACAACTTAAGGTAAAATAATGTATGGAAGATTTCCTAAAAGAAATAAAAGAAATATCTCAAAAGCTTGACGCCATTGAGATAGAGTTATTTATGAACCAAGAAGCTGCCGAGTCTATAGAAATGGATCTTAGATTTTTAAAAGCACAATTAGATTATGAAACTGAGGGGCAGTAGCTCAGCTGGTTAGAGCAGCGGACTCATAATCCGTCGGTCACGGGTTCAAGTCCCGTCTGCCCCACGTCCCTGTATCCCAATGGCAGAGGAAGTGGACTTAAAATCCATTCAGTGTCAGTTCGAGTCTGACTAGGGACACAAATAGTGTATAATAAAACTATGAGCATAAACGCATGGGGAAGCATTAGCCCAAGACGCAGAGAAAGAATGCAGAGGCTATCTCCAGAGACTGCTGTCCAAGCTACCAAAGATAAGGTAGAGGACCAGATGCGCAAGCGCTATGAGGCACAAGAAGCTAAACGTGCACCAAAAATTCAGGTAGATCAAAAGATTATCCTTTGGACCTGGCTTATTGGAATCTTAGCTGCATTCATATCTTCTGCTGTAGTGTCTTTTAATGGGATTACTTCTGTGGCTGCTTTTGTTGGGTTATCTCAATCTTGGATGGCTGGATTGTTCTTTTTCTTTATTGAGCTTATGTACCTACTGTTCCTTGTTGCTTACTTAGTTTTGGCTTCTCGTATTGATGAAGATGGGAAGAAGGAAAAGACTGGCGGTGCACTAATTGGAATGATTGCCTTCGGCGCTATTGCTGTTCTTGCTAATGCGTTCCATACCTTTGATTTTTGGGAATGGGATTATCTTGAGCCAAGGATGTGGGCTGGAACAGTTCTAAGTATTGCTGCTCCAATTGCAATCATTGCTGCATCTAAAATGGCTTCAAGAGTTGTGTTTGCAAAAGCTATCAAGCTTTAGACCTCCAAGTAACTCTTTTGACTAAACATACCTTTTAAAAGATCTCGCTCTATTAGTTTAAAAGAAGAGTCATTTGTTGATAAGAATGGCGATTCCCCAGAGTAATAGTCATAGTCCTTGAATTCCATATTATCAGTTAAATAAACTTTTACATCGGACATCATGTCTCCACCTACATTAAACATGTTTCCATACATTGATCTCCACAGCAAATTTTTATATTTAACAACTTTAGAAAGCTTTTCTTTTTCTACTAAAAATGGAATATGCAACTCATAGGACAGGGGGTCTTGAATCCCAACTCTGACAAGCTTATCGTGTGTGCTTGTTATTTTTTTCACATATGAGTAGCTAGCATAAGCGTTTAAGTATTTCTTGTATTTGTCTTTCAAAGTACCCTCGTGGATATAGCCTATGCTGTCAATCTTTTCCATAATATAGAAATCATCGTTCATAACTACAAACTTATCATTTATTTGTGGTGCAGCAATCGCAGCTTCTAGATTTTTGTGTACATTTGCATACTTTGTCTCATCCTGACTTACAGATATAAAATTCCCAGTATACCAAGGTGGGATGTTGCCTATTAACACTATGTTTGGATCTTTAAAGTTTTTAATTAATGATCTTATTGAGTACTTAAGCTCCTCGGCCGTCCCAGGCCCACACAAGTAAACAAACTGCATACCACTCATCATACAATTATATCCTATCGGAAAGGGCTAGAGGCTTATATGCAAATTAGGGGGGTATATGTATACCCCCAGCAACTATAAGAGCCCTATGGCTTATCTGAAAAGCTCTGGAAGCCCACGTGAGGTAGTCCAGTCTTTGCCAAAGTTAGAGAACAAAGCTTTATTCTTTGCACTTTCAGCGATCCTGCGAGACCAGGAATATCCTGCATCTCCACCCCACGCTAGCCACATGATGTATCCGTTAGAAGGATTGGCCTGGTTCCCCCAGTCCTTGCCCTTCTTATCTACCTCATGACGGGAGAAATAAGAATACATACGCTTTACGGTGCTGAGCGATAGCGTCTCTCCATTAGCCAACTGTCTAGCTCTTGTCCATCCAACTGCAGTTCCTGCTCCTGTTGCTTTACCGTCTTCTTTGAACTTGATAGCACGACGAGCAGCACTCCTAGCCCCAGCAGGAGGGCTGTAGCCTTCAGCTTTGTCCATGTATTCATTATCATTATCCTCATAATCTTCCATACTAATGTTTGGCATGTTAATTCTTTCAACGTCTGACATCAATGCACCAATTGAATATGGTGTGTAATAGTAGACTCCATCGTCTTCTTCTAAAATTCTAATTGCTACCGCTGGGTTTTCTGGAGTAGACTCTACTGCATAAGGATTTCCTGGCTCTCCATATGTGCCACCTTCAATCATGATATGCTCTACCTGACCTACGATCATACCTTCGGTAGTTCTTGCCATTACAAAGTCTCCTTCGGTCAGGGAAGCGTCGGCCTTTGATACTGGAACACAGTTAGGAACCATCCTGCCGTTATCCCCTGGCTTCATGCCACGCTGAGTGTATCCTTCCCAACAAGGGTCTGCTTTCTTTACTGGCCATTCATCTGGATTCTTAACACTCATGCCACCGTCATTGGTAATCATTTCTTTTTCGTCAATGTTGTCCTCAGATTGATTGATAGCATAGATTTGATTAGCAGCTTCTTCAGCTGTGGTGTGGCAACCCATTACGGTGCCGTCATCTTTTAGTGCAGGGTATCCCGAGCAACCGTACGATCCCTTTTCTCCAACGTGATATGGCATATAAATATTATAGCACATAGCATAAAAAACCCCTACACAGGATCGTCAAGACCTTTGAATAGGGGTTTTATTATAATGCTTTTAAGCTACTGAGCTTGCTTTGGCTTTCCGCCGCCACTAGAATTTTTACCAGCTGCTTTCTTTGGAGCCGATCCAAAACCTGGAACTGGGTTTACTAGCTTAGCTCCCTTTCCTGGCTTTGGCTTAGCTGCAAGCTTGTCGACATCTAAACTAGGAAGTGCTGTGCTGATAACTCCATCATCTGGGGTAATGTCCTTTGCAGAATCCCTTAGCTTTTCCCAGGCCATTACAGCCTCAACAAACTCAATAGGGCTAACAAAGCCCTTGCCATTTAGATCCCAACGGTGCACCTTACCCTCTACAATTTCAAAGTGAAGGTGACGACCAGCAGATGCTCCAGTGTTTCCCATGACGCCTAGGATGGTTCCAGCTTCAACCTTCTGACCAGTCTTAACCTTTAAAGAACCTTCGGCCATGTGTCCATAGCGAGCTACATACAACTTACCATTAATCTGGCTTCTTATGTCTACATACCATCCAACTCCACCAATAGAGCCATCTGCATTCTTTAGTTTAGACGGACCTGCATAAACTACCTTGCCATCATGCCAGGCTTCGCAATAAATTTTTGGGTTAGGGCCCCAAAGGTCCGTGCCATTATGATGCTTCTTAATTTTCTCTATAGGATGCACCCTCCATCCGAAGGGACTTGTAATCTTCCAGTCCTTGCCCTTTTTCCCATCGATAGGGTATTGTGTCTTTGCCATAAAATCTCCTTATTAAGCGTTGTAATTATTAAAATTAACGCATATATATTATAGCATATGGTAAAATAGAACAAAAGGAACAATATGCCTAAAATTCCAACCAGATGGCTAGACCCCTCTGATACTGTCAACTTTCCAGACGATCGGGTTGAGAGTGCTAGAGAGATTTCAGAATCTCAATTAAAAAATTGTAAGATTATACCAAGCAGAGAACACTTTATAAAATATCTTCCAGAAAATCTTAGATACTTAGAGATAGGCGTTGCCTGGGGATATTATGCTGATCTAGTCTGCTCTAAAAATCCCACAGTATTTCACTTAATGGACACCTACAACCAGGATCTAAAGTGCTGGTCTTGGAGAAAGTTTGAAGAATGTAAGTGTGAGGGCAAGAAGCATGAACTTCTTTACTCTCCCGAAACACATCAAGATTATATAAATAAAAGATATAGT